AACTCAGAGCCAGTTTCAAGATGTTCTATTTTTTTATCTGTTACCTTGAAGGCCAGATTGTACTTATGTATCAAGTCCGCGAGCACTTTGTGCACGCTATCCTCGATTTTATTTTGTATCTCACGGCCACAAAAGATACGGACTTTGCGCGTATCTGCGAGATAGAGTAGCACCCGTGCCACAGCGTGGGTTTTACCGCTACCACGGCCACCTTCAAGTAGAAAATACTTATAATTGGCCAAATTTTCTACCATAGGTAGCAGCTTTGGAGGCATTCGCAGCATTTCTGGTAGCCTGATTGACATCAACTAGCTACCATCTGTGCTGCTATCGTACTTTTGCACTACATCCTCGCCTACATCTATGGCTACCCCCTCTATCTGCTGCATACGCACATAAACAGGCCTTTTGCTCATATCCTCTTTTTCTTCATCAACCATATCTATGACTATTTTAGACGCAACTATAGCGTTCTTTTCATCCTCGCTCATCATCGCTGACTCTATGCGCTGCATCGCTATTGGCGCTAGGCGCTTGCGGGCGATATCCTTGTGCTTGCCCGCCTGGACTGCTAGGACTTCATCGCTAGTCCATCCATGCAGAGTAAGCTGTTCTACTGCAACCTTGCCTTGCAGTATGAGTTCGGCTACTTTTTGGCGGTTTTCCGCGTCTTCTTCCGCCGCGCGCTGCTTGTTTATTTCCATGATTCCCTTTCTTAGCTCCTCTTTTTCAGCTGCAAGTTGTGCTAGTTTATCCGCGTTGCGCTTGATATTTTTGGCCCTAAGTGTTGCCGCCTGCTGCGGCGTTTGCGCGCTGCGCCAGTACATATCAGGCTAGCTCCCCGCTTAAGTACCCGCTACAGCTTATACTCGCAGATATATCCGCAAGATCATCATCAAGCATATCATCGGTAAGGGCATGCAGGCTAGCTTGCGAGCTTACGCAGCTCTTCTCCCTTTTCAAGCTCTCTCTCTGCGCAAGGGCCTCGCTAAAGCTGATATGCGCATGTGCGCGCTCTGCTTTTCTGCTCTTTTTGTATTCTACAGTAAAATTATGTGGTTTCTGCATTTACACCCCTCTCTTTTGTGGTTGCAAAGATACCTAAGCTTTTCGCCGCAAAATTGCAAGCGCAAAAGCAATGTGCAAAAATTGCACTTTAAAAGTGTTTTCCCGTGATTTCCTCAGACTCCGATTGAAAATATATAATGGTTTTGCAACCTAAAGTATTAATTAAGCTATAACAATATCAATTTCCGATTGTATATAAACTTGGTGGAGATTGTTTTGTATCGTAAAAACCCCCCTCTTTTTTGCGATACCTTTTTTTTTAGTGCAGAATCTCTCTGCAATCTCTCTGCATTTTTATATATATATAAGTAGTATATCTTTAAAAATATTTTGCTACTAAGCTTTTGTTTTTATTGTGTTTTATTACTACTATAAAAAATAATTATATTTTTTGAAAAAAATTGTTGACGGGGATAAAAAGTTATATATACTTGCATGCATCGAGAGAGCAAAAAGCTTTCTCGCCACACAAAAAAAAGAAAAGAGGCACAGATGCAGATAGAGATCGAGATCAAAAGCGTTTACGGCAAAGAGACTTTTTACCCCGCTTGCGAGCATAGCAAAATGCTATGCAAGCTGATGCATACAAAGACTTTGACGGTTGAGGCGCTGGCGACACTTAAAGGCTCTGGCTATGCGATAGCTATAGCAACTGCCGCCCCTAAAACTTTTGCACTTTAAACACAAAAACACGGAGATAAAATTATGGCTTGGGAATATCCAAAACACGCATGCGGACACGACGGCGAGAAAATACAAATGTATGGGCCGTACAAAGATAGGGCTTATAAGTTGGCGCGCATGGAAGAGCAAGAATGCCCGCAGTGCAGGATAGCGGCTATTAGATCTGAGGCTGGTGGATTGCCAGCCTTGCAAGGCACAGATAAGCAGATTGCATGGGCTGATGATCTGCGAAAACAAGCACTTGCTAAGCTTGATAAGATAGCTGCGGCTGAAGTAGATATGGGCAACGGCAATCCAGAGGCATCAGAGGTAGTAGAATTAATATTTTGCTTAATTTTAGCTAAAATTAAAAAGCAGGCACAAGCGCGCTTTTGGATTGATGGGGCAGTGGATTATTACTCGGGCAAAAGCAAAAGTTATATAGCTAACTATTTTTTACAAAGGAACGGAAAGGCATTGCAAGCAGCGGGCGCGCAAAATTTGTCTGATTGCCTGCGAATAATACAAGCAGATGCAGATAAATTTGATTTATAGGATTGTGATTTTAAAACGGAGATAAAAAGATGATTACGCCAGAAATTTTAGTTGAACGCGAAGTTATTTGTTGCATATCAACCCTCATTTGTGAGTTGCGGGACTGTCCCAAATTCGCAGAAGAAGAAGACTATATCACTATAACTTGTGGAAACGACGAAGAGGCAGAAATCTACGAGCAATGGGTTGTTACGCCGTATCTAGGGGAAAAACTGGCCGCGCATGGAGAAGCGGTTGTATACGATTTTTTAGGCTTCCCCGCGATTTGGGGCCGTACGACAAGTGGACAGATGAGAGCAATGGATTCAATCATCGAGAAAATCTGCCACGACATTAACAACCAATAACAACATAAAGCAAAAAACGGAGATAAAAAAATGACAAATCATTATTACTTTAGAAAGCCAGGCTCGGAAGAAATACAAGAAATTCTGGCTGCGTCGCACGCTAAAGCGCTTAACGAATACGCCCGAAATTTATGGCAGGGGGGCGATGAAAATATGCGCCAAAAAATGGTAAATGGCCTTACAGTAGAATACCTTAAGGATGGTGCCCTTTGGGAAAAATGGGATATTTTTGCCGGAATAAAAAACAAAGGAGACTAAAAACATGACCACACCACAAATCAAAGCAACTGTAGCAAACAAGTATTACGTTAAAATTATCGGCCAGGGTACATGGGGGCCGTACGAATTGCCTGTAGCTATGACTATGGCCGAAGAGTTATGTAGGGAGTTTGGCCGCAAAGCTATGGCTTGCATCTACGACTCGGAGGAACCATACATTGAGGCCAGGGACAGGGACGCACGCGAGATTTACCGCTTGTATATATCGGCGATTACGGGCTCGCCTATTATTTATGAGTTACAAACCAAGCAACGGCTCCCGTAATTTTGTCAGCAATAAAAACAAAAAAGAGGCATTTATGGATTTTAGTTTTTTTGATGATTTGGCGGATCGTGCGCGCTTTGATTTTACCGCGAAGCATAAAAATCTTAATTGGGATCAAGCGGCGGACGACGGCAAGCAGCATTATATCTACCGCAAAGGGGGTGTAATTGTAGTTTATCTCCCGCTGATAAGCGCGGGGGCCGTTGCTACGATCTTTAAAGCAAAAAGATGCAATAAAGCAAAAAATTACGTTTCGATTGAGGATTTTATCTGCGATTATTACTACCCCTCTGAGTTTGATTGCAGCAATTGGCACGAGCTAGGGGCGGCCTTTAACCTCCGTCTACCCTACGAAGATGAGGATTTGGCCCTTGAGTATGAAGTGCGCGTAAAAATCTTGATCGAAAGAAATTTCGGGCCAAATAGTCCGCGCAAGATCGAGTATGCGCTCGATGATGCCAGTAATGTGGCCATTTTTAAAGATTACAAAACCGCGCAAGAATATATAAATGCAGAAACTCAAGGATTTTATGCTCTTAAGCCTGGCGAAAAGAGCAAGCCTAAGTATAAAATTCTCAGTTAATAAAGGAGACTAAAAGGAGACTAACCCGACGCAAAATAATAAACACAAAGGAAATTAAAAAAATGAACACCTACAATAACTTGCGCGCTGAAAAATACCGCGCGACAGAAACCAAGATTGAAACACAAAAATCTTTATATTGCTTTGAGGACGAGTACGGCGCTTTGTACGCCGAAGACGCGGACAAAGAAAAAGTTTTAAAGCTTTTGCGCTTGGCGATAGAAAAAAAAGCTGATGGTTTGCGTGATAGCGTGGCGGAAAAGCTGCAAGCTTATTCAAGCTATGGCGACGCGTATTCAGATGAACGCGCTAGGGTTGCATATTTCCACGCACAAGAAAAGCGCGTAGATGATGCCGCGGCGGAAGAAGCAAAATCTTGTTTTACGTTCTACAAAAAAATCATTTTGGATTTTGAAAAAGAAGGCGTTTAACCTTTTTTTGTTATAAATAAAAAATAATTATAAAAGATAAAAAAAATTGTTGACAACAAAAATAATAATTGTAAACTGTAGAAACTAACAACAAATAAAAAAGAGGTTTTATGTTGACGGAAATTGAAATTGAACGGTTAAATTTGGGAGAATTTGAGCTTTGCCAGCTGGCAGACTGGCTTATCAGCAAAGAAGATGCAGTCTTGAGCGATGATAAGCTTTTTAGCTTGATTTCTAGGGTTGCGCTGCTGGCCGAATCCTCAGAAAAAATGAAAATGCTTCTGTGGCTGCTGGAACGTAAAATACACCGCGCTTAAAAACCTAAAAACAAAAAACGGAGACAAACATGGATACAATTTTTGACGATATTATTGCTCTTGGCACTAAAAAAACATGGGTAAGAAAAGAACTCGATAGGATTTTTACAGCATTTGGCAAGCAGTTGGCGACAAGAGCAATGCAGGCTGGAATCAAACTTGACATTGACACTGTGTACGAGTTGGAGTCCTTTTCTCGCGACGCCTGTTGGGGATCCGCAAAAAGAATTTACAATATCAGGCTCTATGCGGGGCCTGATTTAGCAGAGCTTACACTAGAGCGCATTAATATGGATGAGCACGGGCGAGTCACGCGCGTGGATCTGTGCGTGCTCGATGACAATACGGATTTCTGGATTGTGCGGCTAGCAGCGCAGTCCTTATCTAATGCTTTGTATGCTTTCAACAGTTTTATAGCCGCCGAACTGCAGGAATTAAATGACATTAAATTGGATAGCTGCGGCTAAAGTAGACGGACTATCTGTAGCGGTCACAATTTGTGACCGCTACGAAAGCAACATTAACAAAAAAAGGAGAAAAATATGATTCCCTCCCTGAGAAAAAACGGAAATTCCGATTTTCCTGATTCTGCCGACGACATAGTTGAGCACGGCGAAAAGTTCGCGCGCTGGTTTATTAAAGATAACGCTAATTTGATTCTCAAAAATCCACTTTTCTTCGAGCCGTTGCTGAAAGGGCTTTCAGCCGCCGTTGCGCTCGAGCTGGATGAAAAATACAACTATTTTTGCCCTCTTAAAAGGGAACTTTACGAAAACGGCGCGGAGGCAGAATTTTTTAGCATTTGGAATAAAATGCTGGAATTGAAAGAATATGGGCTAGTCCTAGAAAAAAAGTAGAACTAACAGCAAAAAAGGAGAAAAATATGGAAGCTGAAGAAATCCAAACGCAGATAGCGCGCGGAAAAGAAAAAGGCTATATTAGGCAACTGCCTGACGGCAGGCTTGCCGCCCGCCCTAATACTCGGCAAGACACCTGGCTAGCTATCAAGCATGACGCGCCTAAAAGCTTTTTGGTAGAAAGAAATAAAGTTGACCTTTCTTATTACGGGGATTGGAATGCGGCCATAGAAGCTATAAAGATTGAGATAACAAGAGCGCTAGAATCAACCCCATGCTACCTCTCAGAGGAAAAAATTACCACACTTAAAGAATGGGTCGACGGGAACGCAAAAATTAATTGGCGCGAAATATCTCATGCCGAACTAATCTTAAAAGCGCCAGACCACTACTTAAACCGTAAGTGGGGTAACAAATATTTGGAAGAAATCGTACGCAAAAAATCCGATGCAACATCAACAAAAAAAGCGATTTTATGACCATATTAAGCGGAGATTTTAATTATGATAACTTTATTTTTACAAGACGATTTGAGATTTTCGGCGGAAAGGTGCGAAAAACTTTTGCTCTATCTACACAAGCTAATACATTTCTTGCGTTTGGAGCAAAGGCCGCAAGATGAAATAACGGAAGTAGAAAATCTTATCGAAGAAATACACGACGAAATGGAATTTAATTTGTAACCGAGTGCAAAGGGGGATTTATGATTACGATTGATTACAACGAACAACTAGAAATATTTGAGGTTTTTTCGGGGGCCACTTTAATCTCAGCTGAAAAAACTGAAGTTGCGGCAAAAACCGTTGCGGAATTGTTGGCGGCGGCGGAAGAATGCGCCTTGGTGCGTATACTTAAACTCTAAGTTTCCAGCCGCCTGTTTCTCTCTCTAGGGCTTGAGATAGCGAATAAAAAATTTTTTGCAATCAAAAAACAAAAAAGCCGCTGCGATTTTACTCGTTGCGGCTTTTTTAGTAACTAATAACGATTGTTTTCAATAAAGTTTTTAGTTTTTTTCTTTTAAATCCTCGCCTGCTAACTTTTACCAAGTCGCAGGACGACACCCCCACGTGTATGGGGAAGTGTTCGCGGCGGAAAAAAGTGCAAACGCTATAACAAAAATGCTACAAGTTTTCTTCGCCGCCGCAAAGCAAAGTTTCATAAATATTTTTCGGCGGTATTGTCAACGCAAAAAATCTTTAAACCTGTCGAATTCGACACCTTTTATCTAAGCCCGTTTTCTTTCGATTTAAAGTGCCTTTTCTGTTGCTAGCTATGGCTATAGCAGAGCATGCAATCTACCCTGCTCTGCGCCCGCCTAATGAGCAGCAATCGAGGTAAGTGTTGGCCTGGCAGACTCCCAATTGAACACCAGCAAGCGTCCGCCATTTTCGCAAAGACGATCTACGCCTTGCGGTGTGACATACGCGCTAAGCTCGTCTAAGCTTACGTTTGATGCCAAAATTGTTGCCTTGTTTTGCTGATAGCGTGCATCAATTATTTCGAGCAGTAAGTGCTTTTCCGCTTGTGACCCGTGCTGCCTGCCCACCTCGTCCAGGATTAAAAGGTCTGGTTTTACAAGCTGCTGGATTGCTTGATCCGTGGTAATCGTGGCCGCTTGTGAGTAGGTGCTTTTAATCAGCCTCATTGCTTGGCTTGTGCTCATGTAAAGCGCAGTTTGCCTTAACTCCACCATAATGTAGTTTGCAATCGCGCAAGCTAAATGCGTCTTACCAGTGCCCCAAGAGCCAACCAAAATTAAGCTTCTGCCAGTGTCGCGATGTCCTAAGAAGTTTTCTGCATAATCCTTGCAAACGTTATAAATTCTGCGCTGTTCAGGGCTTTTTATCTCGTAATGATCAAAACCCTTGCCTGTGTATTTGGGCGGGATTGCAGCGCGTCCGATTGCCGCTTTTAGCTCAGCATTGCGGGCGGCAAAGGCTAGCTCCTGCTGCTTTTTTTGCTTGCGCTCCTTGTCCTGTTGGTCAAACTCAGAACGGCATAAATCGCAGATTTCAGAGCCATACCAGCTGCCGTTTAGCAGGTGATGCGTTAGCTTACGCTCGCCGTGTTTGTCGCAGTTTACAACGATTTGCTTAGTTTCTGGCATTGCTACCCCCAACAACCAAACCCTTCCAACTGCCCACGTAGTCTATGTTTTGGCGGTTTGCGTAAGGATCTGGCAACTTGTTTTGCGTGTAGCTGCGCGCACCAGAGTCGCGCTCTGCCTTGCTTTGCCTAATCGCCGCGTCAAAATACCTGAACCCCTTAATTTCCCCCGCTTTTTTGAGCGCGCAAAGTCGCTCTACGGTCGGGATGATGTCAAGTGCTGCGCTACAGCCGTCCAAAAGCCAGTCGGTTATCAGCATCGAGTTGGCGGTCATCAGATTTGGGGCAAGGTCGATAATCGTTTTAAAAACTTTTGCCCTTTCATCGCCTATCTCGTCCAAAGATTTTTCCCCCTCGCGCGGAGTAGTATTACTATTACTAATTATAGTATTACTTACTTCTTTCTTAGTAATAGTATTATTACTATTACTACTCTCATTCGTTACTGTAACGTTACATAAGGATTCAAGATCAATATTTTGAAAGCCCTCGTCTAGTTGTAACAATCCAGTCTTTAAGCCGCTTTCAGCCCCCCTTTTCTTCTCCCTATGTCTTCTTACACGCTTCGCAGAATCGAGAGAATTTGGAAAAAATTTTGAAAAATTTTCTAAAAAAATCTGAAAATTTTCTGAAATTTTTATCATCCCCCTACCCTTAAGTAACGTTACAATGGCGTTACATGTCTTGGCAGTTCTGCCTGTCATAGTTGCAAGGTCTTCAATTGTGCAGCCTGTGCGACCGTCGTTTATTTGATCGTTTTCGTTATGCGCGCGCACCGCCAAAGCAATTATTTCATGATACAATCTAAACTCTGCATCACTCAGGGTGCGATATTCTGGGCTTTGAAAATAATCGCCTCCGTATTGGCGGAACCAAACATTTTTTGGGCGGTTACGTGTATGCATAAGTTACCTCTGTGTATTGATTATTAATCGTGGATTGAAATAGCGGACATAAGAATTTATTAGCGGCAATTGCAGCTTGTTTAGCCGTCCAAAAGATACAACAATCTAATTTGGTTGTTTTCTATCGGAGTAATAAAATTATTTTCCACCAGCTCTTTACGTAGCTTAAGCCATTTATTGGTTTGCGTATGAAGATATGTAAGAGCTAAATTCTTTTCAGCAATTATATCTTTTTCTTCGCGCGGATTATGTGCGGCCGCAAGCATTAATAAAACATAAGCGCCCATAGCTTCAAGGCTTAGCCTTCTGGATTCGCGGATAAAATCAGAACTAAATGGGAGTTTTTTTCTTGCCATTTGCGCCCCCTAAGACTGGGTGGCGAGGCGGTGCAGATTTTGCATGAGATCCTCTTTGTGGGAGTTGATAATTGCGGTGGAATAAAACGGGGCAGGCGCACCACAAATACGCTTTTCAATCGGCCAATCTAGCCCCGAGAATTTATACATTTATTACTAAACTATTTTACTCAGGGCGCAAGCAAAAAAATGTAGTCATTCGCATTTTCTTAACCTTCCAAGTTCCAAAAGTAAACTTTAAAAAAACTTTAAATTGCAGCCTGCTCTTGCGAAAGTTTGTCTAGCGCCTTTTTATATCGCTCGACTGCAATCGCTGGAACATCTTGCCCCCGCTCGATTCTATAACCGTAAGACGTGGAAAGTTTTGCGGCTTTAATTACCGTGCAGATTTTTAAATTTGCGTTGATGCGCCGATGCAAAAGTTCGCCGATTGCTTGTTGGTCAAGCCTGACATAGTCGGATTTTATCATTTCTAACCCCTTAAGTTGTAAAACTACATATTACAGCAACAAATATATGTTATTTCTCCTGAATGTCAACAATTTTTTTTCAGAAAAGAAATTATTGACATACTCATAAACGGAGATATTCTTAGCAAAAGGTAACCTACAGATGAATATGACAGAACTTTTAAAACTACATAGAAAAGAACGAATAGAATTAATGAACAGCTTGGCGAGCGCCGTAAGAGCTTATCAAGTGGCTTGTGATCGTAAATTGCCAGCCTGCTTTATAGCTACTCTCTACGCGGGGTTGGTTGAGGCGCTATTTCTCGAGGATAAGTTTTTAGCAAAGAAAAGTGGGGAAGAAGACGATGAAGAATATCTTAAAAATATTGCCAGTGCTGATGTTGCAGTTGTTGATTTTGAGCGCTTTCGTCGCGCTAGAGCTAAAAAGGACAAAAGAAGCTGAAGCGTCGTTTATTGCAGAAACGCTAAACACAAATCCTTGCATGGAGCTTTACACGCCAGATTATTGCTTAACTATGGCTGGCTTCTAAAATCATAAAACAGAAAGATAAAGATGGAAGAGAATTGTTTTACTCTAAAAATAATTGTAAACGTCAAAAAAAAGCGTTGACAACAATTTTTTTTGGTATAAGTTACAAGAACAACATTAACAACAAACGGGGATATTATGCCAAGCCAACAATATAAAGATATGGAAGGAATCAACTTTTCATCTTTAAAATACATGTTAAATGGGCCAGACCATTATAAATACTGGCAAGAAAATAAGCGCCCCCAATCAGACGCAATGCGCCTGGGAGAATTAATCCATCTAGCGATTTTAGAGCCAGAAGTTTTTGCGGAACAAACTTACATGGGACAAAAATTTAATCGTACGACAAAGCAAGGCAAAGAGTTGCATGCTCAACAAATCGAAAATGCTGGCAATAGAACTATAATCTTACCAGAAGATAAGGAAGCAATAGACCGCGCACTCTTAGCTTTGTCACGCTGCGATTTGTGGCAAGAGCTACAAAAAAGCGGGTCACCAAAAGTGGAAGTGGCTATGCAATGGGAAGATCCTTTAACTGGTTTGGGCTTAAAGGGTTGTGCAGATTACATAATGGAATCCCCTGCTCTTGGTGGCGTGGCAATCATAGATGTTAAAACAGCGCGCGAACCAATAACGCGTTGGGACATAGCTAGATACCATTACGACATGCAGGCGGCTTATTATCTAGCGGGATATAGAGCTTTAACAGGAGTTGACGCAGAATTTCTATGGTTGCTAGTTGAAACTGGCGAACCTTACGGCTGCCAGTTTATAGCAGCCAGCGAAGATACTATCTTGCGTGGCAAAGATAAAATGAACGAGGCCCTAAAAAAACTAAAAGAAACTATGACAAGCCAAGATTGGTTTTCACGGTATAACGAAATTACCATCATCTAACAACAATTGGAGACACTAAAATGACTAAGGAAATAGCAGCACAAGAGAAGCAGACGCCTATAACGCTTTTAGCAGGGCGATACAATATAGACCCTATAGAGATGCAGAAAACGCTTAAAGGAACGGTTGTCCCGAACGGTACTACTGATGCAGAATTTGCAGCGTTTTTGATGGTTGCTTACGAATATAAGTTAAACCCAATTCTACGCGAAATTTATGCTTTCCCTAAAAAGGGTGGTGGCATACAGCCGATAGTTAGCATTGACGGCTGGATGAATATTATAAATTCCCATCCGCAATTCGACGGGCTAACTTTTGACGAAAAATTAGAAAACGGCAAAATAGTTTCGATAACCGCAAAAATTTTTAGAAAAGATAGATCTCATTCTGTGGATGTAACTGAGTACATGGCGGAGTGCGCTAGAGGAACTGAACCCTGGAAGCAATGGCCTGCAAGAATGCTTAGGCATAAAGCCGCCATACAAGCGGCGCGCTACGCCTTTGGCTTTAGCGGCATTATGGAGCCAGATGAAGCCGAAAGAATGCTAGATGTTACCCCTAACCAACCGACGGGCTTTGCAACAAAGCTTGCCGAAGCAGCAAAGAAGCGCAAAGAGCAGCAGCCTGAAATCATAATCGCCGAGACGGGGGAAGTGGTAACTACTCAGCCAGAAGAAGAAGGCAGGCTTTCATCAATAATTGCAACGCCCCTAGTGGATATAATTTTACCTGATGAATCACCTAGTACCTTTGGTATTGGTGGAGCTATCAGTCCGCCTGAACTTGTGCAGCTTATAGGCTCATGGGCCGTCGAAGACAGAACAAAATTTATCATCAAGAACGAAGACGTTTTAATTGCTATTAATGCGCGCTTAATAGCAGCTGGGCTTGGTAAAGCAGCCGAGCGGCTTAACGAAATGCGCGTAGATATACAACAAAACGGAGGATTAATCTACGGAGGTTTAATCTAATGAACACTTACATTTTACTTTGCGTTATCACAGCAGCCTTCTTTGTTACTTGGTATATAATTGGTTGGCACGTCTCTTTTGTGAGAGGCCACGTGCACGCGCTAAAAAAACGGCTTGAGGCGCAAAAACAGCCAGCTGAAATAATGTCTTTGCAATGGAAGGACGCACAAAAAGAAGCACTTAAAGTACTGATTAGAGAAGAGCTTTTTGAAATACGATCAAGGATGGGTCAACATGTAGCGGCAATCTCGCAGTTAACAAAAGAAAATAAATCAATAAGAGATCATCAAGAAAACCTGGATTCCTTGATCGAAGAACTAAAGGCCGATTGCCTAGAACTAACTGGCCCAAGGCGGGGGTTTTCTCCAATAATAGTTCCTAAAAACGAAAAACCAGCGCCGCAAAGAGTGCAAGAGTTCTTAGAAAAAAAAGGGCCTAGCAAACGTATAGAAATCATTAGGGGAACTAAAATTTCGAAGACCCACGTTAGCAAAGTTTTGAAAGAACTAGCTGCTGCTGGCGTTATCGAAAAAACCGAAGAGAAAACTTACAAACTAAAGGAAAAAATATGAGCCAGAAACCAATTACAAAACGCAAGCCAAAACCAATAAAAAAGGGAGGAAAGTAAAAATGGATAATAAGCTTTATCATTACGTGGCTGGTGTACGTGTAGAGGGGGTGCATAAAGGAATCATGGGCGATACCAGCGGGATCTATGGCGACGTCAGCAAAATCTCTGGAAGCGTCAGTGACATTTATGGAAACGTCAGCGAAATTTGGGGAGACGTCAGCAGGATCCATGGCGATGCCAGCAGAATCCATGGCGATGCCAGTAGAATCCGTGGAAATGTCAGCAGCATTTGGGGAATCGTCAGCGGAATCTCCGGAAGCGTCAGCAGCATTTCTGGAAAGGTCAGCAAAATCTCTGGAGACGTCAGCAGAATCCGTGGATATGTCGGCGGAATACGTGGAAATGTCATTAAAATTTCTGGCGACGTCAGTGACATTTATGGAAACGTCAGTAAAATTTCGGGAGACGTCAGCAGAATTTGGGGAATCGTCAACGGCCTTTATGGAAACGTCAGTAAAATTTCGGGAGACGTCAGCAGAATCTATGGAAATGTCAGCGGCCTTTTTGGCGACGTTACAGACCTCAAGGGAGATATGACTAGCCTAAAAGGGAAAGCCTCAACACTTTTAAAGGAGCAAGAGAATGACAAATGAGCTTTATCACTACGTAGACGGGGTAAAAGTAAAAGGTCCCCACGAAAAAATCACGGGTGATGCGTCCAGGATTTACGGCAATTGCACGCATATCCGCGGCGATGTCTCAGACCTTTCTGGCGAAGTTTCAAATATTTGTGGAGATGTATCGGGCCTTGGCGGAGATGTATCAGATCTCGAAGGAGACGTCGGCGGAATCTCTGGAAACGTCGACGAAATTTGGGGAGACGTCAGCAAAATCTCTGGAAGCGTCAGCGGAATCTCTGGAAGCGTCAGCAACCTTTCTGGAGACGTCAGCGGAATCTCTGGCGACGTCAATCAAATTTGGGGATATGTCGGCGGAATCTCTGGAGAAGTCAGCGGCCTTTACGGAGACGTCAGCGGAATCTCTGGAGGCGTCAATCAAATTTGGGGATATGTCGGCGAAATCTCTGGAAGCGTCAACGAAATTTGGGGAGACGTCAGCGAAATTGTTGGCGATGCCAGCAACCTTTTTGGAAACGTTACAGGCCTCAAGGGAGACGTGACTAACCTAAAAGGGAAAGCCTCAACACTTTTAAAGGAGCAAGAGAATGCAAGAAATGGATGATAAAATGCATGAAGAAATGAAGCAGACAAGGGCTTTAATGCCTGAGCGCACGCCGCAAAATGACCTCTTTGCAAGGTATTTGTCGGAGATTAATTTAGGCCAGATTGCTAAGCAAAAAGAAAACGCAAGCACAAAAAAAAGTGGGGAGTAAATGGAAGACAGAAAAAAAGAAGCAAAAGAGTTTTATCTCGCTATTAAAAAAATGGCCTCAACTTATCGGGTTAAAATATTATATATAACCGAAATGTTGGGCGTCGCAGTCACGACCCCTAGCTTATGCAACCGAGGCGTGTCTGCTGCCCCGATTGATTGGCGGGAAAAACTCGAAGAAATTTCTAAGGATTTAAAAATCATAGCGGACCAAGAGAAAGACAAAAAATCTGAGCGCGCAAAAGCCAGGAAGTCAAAAGAGACCTTTATTGTTTGGGACAGAAAAGAAGTGAATGGTTTTGCTATTTTTCTTATTTCCCGTAACGGCAAGTTGGAATTGACAGCTCCAGGCGATTTTTTTTATAACAAAGCAGTTAGCGATTGGATCCATAAGAATAGCCGCTGCAGAAAAGCAACCCATTGACATATATTGATTGTTACCCATCTCTTTTCTGCAATCCCGCTGTTTTATTCTGCATTAATTTTAAAGGAGAGAAAAAATGGATAACGAGCTTTATCACTACGTAGACGGGGTAAGAGTAAAAGGCCCCCACAAAGGCCCCTACGGAGAAATCACGGGTGATGCGTCAAAGATTTATGGCGATTGCACGAATATCTACGGCGATGTTTCTAAAATTACAGGCGATTGCTCTAAGATACGGGGGTACATTTTTGTGCTTAGAGGCGATGTCTCAAATATTCGCGGCAAGGTGTCGTGCATTTGGGGCAGTGTTACAAACCTCAAGGGCAATGTCTCAGATATTCGCGGCGATGTTTCTAAGATTACAGGCGACTGCTCTAAGATATGGGGGTGCGTTGATCTGCTTACAGGCGACGTTACAGACCTCAAGGGCAATGTTACAAACCTCAAGGGCAATGTCTCAGATATTCGCCGAGATTTGAATAAAATTTATCTTAACTTTTTTATAAAAAACGTTATAAAATACGTACTTTTCCCAGTTTTTGTGACCTTTTTGGGCGTTGCTTATTTCTTGCTTATTAATGATTTTTGGTAAGATAAAATGACAACATCTTGGTTAGGCCTTTTATTGCTGTTGCATGCCGTGCAGCAAATAGGCTCAGCTTTTCTGTTATTCGGTGAGTATGAATTTATTGTTTGGGACATAACCAACGTTGTGTCCGTCACATTGTTGTCATATTTGCTGTTTCGGAATATCTCTTATCGTTCCCCCCGCCGCAAATTGACAAGTTTTATCTTCTTACTTGTTTCTTCTTGGTCTGCCGCAAGCTACGCGGTTATTACTCTTTTCCAGCAATCATTATTAATATTCAGTATTTGCTTTTTTGTTAGCATGATTCCCTTCTTCTTTTGGGCGGCTATGAGAGATTTCGAATTTAGATCAGATAAATATTTAAAAAGTTGCAGTTACTTGATATATAGTCAACCTATAGGTGTCGTTGGTTTAATAGCTCTTTGCGTTGGTTTCCGTGGTGCTGGCGTATCTCTAGTTGTCAACGGTCGCGAGTTTTCTTACTCGCGAGCTTTCGAAGGCTGGATAATCACAGAGAAAAAACATAGGCATCAAAAAAATGGTGTAAAATATCAAAAAATTCGTGACGTGGATTTAGCGCATGCAAGAGAACTCATCGGCAAAAAATGGCACTGGCGGAAAAACTGTCTCAGCACATTTTCGCGATACCAAGACAGAAAATGCCCCTGCTGGTGGGCCTGATTTTCCGTGGGGTGAAATACACAAAAGAACAGAATCAACTTGTGAGCGAATTGTAGCTGAAAAATTCCACGAAGCTAAACAGCAATTTAAAGACGATATAGACCGAATCTTGCGGCCCATGAACGCCCTCATAAAATATATGATTGCCCCTCTCCTTGCGGCCCTTTGCAGCATTTCTATTTTTATCTTTTCCCTCATGTACAACCAGTTGACCAATCTCAATTTATCAGTCCAGGCCCTTAATCAAACAATTGCAACAATCGCTGCAAATCTGCACTCCATAGAAAAGGACTCTGAAGAGAATAAGCGTGCTATAGAAAAAGTGGAAGACCGCATTTATCAGCGATAAAATTCTTGCAATTAAAAATTATATATCTAGATTCCTTTCACTACTTGTTGTTAGTTTAGTGCTATACGGCGCGGGGCGGGAACCTCCACCAACTCCGCGCCATTTTAGGAGGAACAAACATGGAAGTTTTTTTAGGTCTATTTGCCGCTCTTGGCGTAACTCTCTCTTTGTTTTTTACGCTTCTTTATCAAATTATTTTGGCTCTTTTTATTTGTCTCTGCATGTTTAGCTATGCGGTCCTGCAAGTAGGCGCGTTGCCTTTTCGCGCGGTTGCTAATCTAACTTGTCGTGTTTACTGGTATGCACGACGCAAAGTGTTTTTGGGTTAGCTCGCATGTCGTTGGAGCTTATTAGCGGCGGCATTAATTTAATTAATTCCGTTGTAAATCGCATTTGGCCTGATGCGACAGAAGCCGAGAAACAAAAATTAACTTTAGCGCTATCTGAACTAGATGCAGAGCGCGAGACGATGCGCGCTCAGGCGGAAATAAATTTACAAGACGCTAAAAGCGAAAATAGGTTTAACTCTGGATGGCGTCCATTTGTGGGGTGGGTATGTGGTATATCTTTTGCTTATGCAGCGTTCTTGGAGCCGCTCTTACGTTTCATATCTGCAGTTATTTTTGGCTATAGCGGGCCTTTCCCTCAAATTGATACAACTATTACTATGCAAGTTCTTTTCGGTTTGTTGGGGTTTGCTGGTTTTAGGTCTTTCGAAAAAATCTCAAAAATGAAAGTTAAATAATGAACGCATTTAAATATTTTCAACTTAACGATTTTGCTTCACCTGATGCAGCTGGCTCTGGCTCTAAAATGGATCATGACTTCATCAGTAAGCTAGATAATTACAGAGAGAAATTTGGCGCTCCTTTGATTGTAACTTCTGGCTATCGCACGCCTAAGCATAATAGTAAGGTAGCTAGTACTGGCAATGATGGGCCACACACAACGGGACGGGCGGTTGATTTGCAGCCTAAATTGCCAAGCAGTGCGCAAGCGTTTCTGCTTCTAAAGCTTGCGTTCGAAGCGGAGTTTACTGGCATTGGTTTGCGTCAGGAAGGTCAAGAGCGGAGAAAGAACTTTATCCATTTAGATGATCTGCAAGAACCTGATTATCCGCGCCCCTCATTCTGGACATATCCCTTGCCGAATGCTGAAAAAATTATTCTTCCTAAAACTAAGAATTTTTGTTTTGGCACTAAGGCTTATCAGCTTTTGCGCAGTACTGTCATTAACAGTAAAGAGCCAGTCGTAATCTTTGTCCGCCAGCATGGGCCTATAGAAGACAGATTTATTGCAATGGATTTGAACGAAGATTCTAAAATGTCTCACATTCACACGGTAACAACTTGCTATATGGATCAGCTTGAATATGAGTTTTACAATCAAGCAACACGATAGGCTAGACCGCAAAAGCAAAATCATTCTGTTGCAAGCGCTTTGGGATATTGCGGTTTTTGCGGAACAGTCTGAACGCAAAACCAAAAAGGCTTTGTCCAAATTTGTTGATACTATCTTTGTTGATTCTCATATTCATGCGCATAGAAATGCTTTGTCGGAAGAAATTGTTAATGCCGCCGATAAAATACTAGGGGAATCTTGGTTTAGTTGGTTGTTTTATGATCGCGAAAAAGGGAAAGAGGGCGCCGAAATTACTATAGATGGGCAAAAATATAGTATTTCTTCCATTGCTCATTTAGCTGAATTAATCTTACAAAAAGAGGCATCATGCATTTACTTAATATCAAGCCGCTAAGTGTTAATGATGCATGGCAAGGGCGACGCTTCAAAACCCCTGAATATAAACGCTATGCCCGCGACATAATGTATCTATTGCCTAAGTTTGAACTCCCACCCGCTCCTTATGCGTTGATTTTAGAATTTGGCGTCGGCGCTAATTCGGATTGGGATAACCCCGTAAAGCCATTCCAAGACATCATGCAAAAGAAATACGGCTTTAATGATCGTGATGTTAGGGCCGCATTGGTACGCAAGAAGACGGTTAAAAAAGGAGAGGAATATATTTACTGGAGCATGATAACTTTTGATGAAGGTCTATGTGATCGAATCGATAAATCTTTTTTTAGCAAATAATTGCAACTGCAAAGGATGCGTAATGAATCAAAATTACAGGGAAGTATTAACAGCCTGCGTTTCTATGCGCGAGGATCTAAGCATTCAAATAGACGCGGAGGCCGCAGAGAATTTTAAAAATATTAACCAGAATGATTTTAATAACATCGTTCAGATGGTGCTTGCTGCTGCTTCGCAGTTAATGGCTGAAAGGCAAGCGCGCCTTTCTGTAGAGCCAAAAAAAGAACGCAATAAACTAGTCAAAAAGCCCGTTCTCTCCATAGTATAAATTATGCAGTTGTTGGCGTTTCTAATTCTGGCTCAAAGAGGAAATCTAGTTTTTCCCACGCATTAACTTTTATCGGCTGAAAGTTAATTGGATTTATAGCTATTACACCATCAATTTCAATGTAAGCAAAAGGCGCGCGAGCAATTGGTAATAGGTCTAGTTCTATTTCGGAATCAAGCATTTCTATAAATTGCTTAGCAAATACCGCGTGGTTCTCACCCAAATCATAATCTTCAGTAGGCCTACCATCCACAACTTGTTTTTTCCCGCCAGACAAATCTTCCAGCAATTTGATTCTTGCCTCTTGAATCGTCGCGGCTTCAACGGCAATCACTTTTTTTCTTCTTATTAGCTTTAAACTATTATCCATAGTCAATTTAGTTGTTAAGAGCGCGTCCAAGCAAGGGGCGGCTATCAACAAATCATTTATTTTTACTTTGATTGTCATAATTTTAAATCCATTAGTAGGTTGTAATTCTGCCGCAATCTAAAAAACAAGTCTAATCATCATCAAAAAAGACCAGAGATTGCTGCGCTGTCCCAAAATTAGGGTCTAGCTGCTTTTTAATATAGTCATAAATCATCTTATAAAGGATCGGCGGTACAGGTAGCGCCTCTATGCTAAAAGTTATGTCTCTCTGAGTGATTACAGGGTCGTTTTTAGAGGCTGAAAAGTATGCCGTACAAAAGATTTGATAAGCACCTTTAACAGGTCTATTCTTTTTTACTGAATAAGACCCTTTGATACTAAAGTAAATGTTTGGAAGGGGTGGAAGTCCGTCAAGACTATATGTTTCAATAGTAGAACCCATAGTGTTTTATCATCCTAAAGATAGTTATAAACTTATAAATTTTATCGTCATAAATAATGGAAAATCTAAAGTATAAAATTTAGCACCAAAACAATAAACCTCATATCCCCCCGATGGTCTTGTTAATTGAGACCCTGATAGATTAACAATAAAAGTATTTATAGCACTTGATGATTGATAAGCAATATTGTAAAATCTTACATTGATTATGTTTAAATCTATTGAAGCAAATAAAGTCGATTGAGCCACGGCATTTCCTGTTATATTAACCTCATATAAAGCCGGAAATGGTGGATTAACCTGTCTGTCTGAATTCGACAAAAAAAACCCATTATTAAAAGTAGTAGGTCCCGCAGTCCAAAATTCCCACGTGACTATCCCATTATTAAAAGCCGTTGAACGTAATTGACAATAAGCAGGGGAATAACTGTATAAACCTGCTTGAGCATCTACTAAGCACGTATTCGCACCTTTGCCGCTTACTAAATTACCAGAAGTGCCATTTGTGCTCAGGACAATTTCGTTCGAAGCAGTGGCGGTGGAGCCTTGCGTAAAAGGCCCTAAATACATGTTGGCATTGCCGCCAGTTTTATTAAATCCTGAATACTGGCCTACTGCTAAATTGTCTCTTGCAGTGCCGCCAAGATAGAGAAAAGTCCCTAAGCCTATCCCAATATTACGACCATCGCCCGCCGTGAGGGGTGAGGAAGCGGTTGAAAAAGAGCCCGCGCCAATGACGATATTACCGCCACCTGTGGTTATACTTGCAGCAGCATCGCCAATGATAATGTTAGTTGACCCGCTTGTTATATTTGGCCCTGCATCATCGCCCAAAAGTTGATTGTCCGTGCCTAAAGTCGAATCTCCAGTCCTCAAAAAATGCGGCGTCGCAACAACATCTAAAGTGCTAGATGCAAAAGATAAATTGCTACCTGTGGCAATCTCCTGCGCGGCTCCTGTGCCCGCAGACGTTCGGCCCAAAAGCTTTCCAGTTGTCATTGTTAGGCCGTTACCCGAAGCATAGGCGGACGGTGCGACATAATCAGTAGCTACGCCAGCTATGCTTAATACTCCTGTTGACGTGGTATTTTTAACTATGCCAGTGGCCAGAGAGCCTAAAAATTGTGCGCCAGATAACCCGCTATCTGCCGTGCCCTGCACGATAAATTTATTGGCAAAAGGCACGTCTGCCGATCCATCCGTGCTATTACCAGCTAAGGCTCTTGGTGTAGTCCACTTAGCAGCAGTGGTTGCGGTAGCGGCGTTTCCTACCAATGCGCCAGTAAAAGTCGTGGCCGCGAGGTTGTTCGTGTTTGAGTTGTAAGCCAGACCAGTATTCGTCTTTGCCGCAATGCTGCTTTGCGTCCCGCTATCAGTCACAAAGGTTAAAAAGCATGTGGCATCTGTCGCTTCATTTGCCGTCGTTATATTGGTGGCCGTGGTAGCGGTTGTGGCGGTAGTGGCGGTAGTGGCCGTAGTAGCTGTCGCCGCATTACCTGAGATGTCAATCCCAGCAGTGCCAGAAGCAATATTGGCCGCAGTTAAATTGGTTAAATTTGCGCCAGAAACAGCTCCAAAGGAACCGCTCCAAGTGCCAGTTGTGATTGTGCCCACCGTATCAATTGAGGTCAGGCCGCGATTAATCCACTTGGATGATGTTTGATCGTAAGATAAAAAGTCTTTATTGGCTAAAGTAGATAGTTGAACATCATCTAAAAGAGATAGCCTGGAGACCCCAGACCCACCCACGCCTGCGCCTAAAAGCGATGTAAGTAAGCTGCTCACTATAGTGCTCGCGTGACTAATGTCATAAGGCAATCCGCCGCTTGCGACGCATTGCTCTCGAGCTTTATAAAGCGACACCCAGCAAGATCAAAAGGCACAAGGGCATAGTAAAATCCTGCTGCGCAAGTTATTGTTGCTGGACTATTGTCGGTGTTACGCACCTGTTGATAAGTGCCGCCGAAAGTGGTTGCAGAGTGTACGGTAAGAGATGATCCAGTAAAGCCAGCAGGTATTGATAGGCCGATTAGCGCAGTGCCGTGGAGGTCCAAGGCGTTAGAAAAGGTATCTCCAGCCTGTATCATCGCAAGAGTGTCTGATCTTAAGACCGATTGAAACTCGCTACTGCTGGACATTTTTTACCTTTTAAATAATCTGCTAAAAAAGCCTTTATTTTTATATTGCGCCACCACAACCTTTTTTACTATTTGCTCTATCTTGATTTGTGTACCCACAAAAAGCATAGGCGCGGCCTGTATTTCCGCGACGATTTCTACTGCTGATCCTTTGCGCAAGAGCTGCTCTGCATGCTCCTGTGGTAAGATATAAGTCCTACCTGCCATAAAGTTTACGTACTCGCGGCCATTATAGGCTACTTTATCGTCTTTTATGCAGCGCAAGATCATCGTCATGAGATTACCGCCTGGACTTTTAGATTGGTTGACCCAGTATAAGTTCCCACTGTCACATACTTAACACGCAGTTGAGTGCCTATTAGTCCGTCAACGCAGGTGTTATCCCCCAGGCTACCATCTGTTGGAGTCACAATTGATGTTTTAGGCGTTACAGAGACTAAGTTAAAAAGGCGCTGCAAGCTCGCAGTTGTAGCTGCAAAGCAAGCAATGTCCACCCAGGTCACGCCGCCATCAAAAGTAGTTTGCACGTAAGCTTTAGCGCTTGTGCCGCCTGATCCGTACGCAAAAACACACTGCAAGGCGATTGCTTTGCAGTAGTTTGGGACAAAAACAGAGCCAACACCAGAGCCAGCTGCAGCGATGTTGAGATTCAATAATTCTGCTGTGTAGGCCATATTTAAGCCACCTTTTGCAGCAGGACAGCGAATTTAATTGATCCTGTGCTATGGTCTGTAGTCCCGCCAGAATATTGGAAACGGATTGCTGAGCCAGCTGCAGAAGCGGTATCGGATGTGCCAGTAAGATAAGGCAACTTCGTATCGCCCCAATGCAAAGACGCAGCAGGAGCGGCCTCTAAATCCGCGTTTGCAACAGTAGTCCAGGTAGTTGTCCCGTCCGTTAAAGATAATAATCTATTACCGCCTGCGCCAAAGTTAGTCCCGCCGCCAACTAAAACAATACCTCGGATTTTATATTGATCTCCCGCAACACCTGCGATGACTGGTACTGTGCCAGCACCATCAAGCAAAGCTGCAGTGCAAGTCACATCAACCCACTTGAGTGAGCTCATTACCACGCCATCGCTTTTAAGCGTATCATGCGCGCAATCAATTGATCCGCCAGGTTTAACAATCAAATTATCCCCACCTTGCTGCAAAAGCACTTTTGTATTGTAAGTTTCCGTCATGATCTTTTACCTCTAAAAAATGGTTTGGACTTTTGATTGTTTTGCGGCTGCACTACTTGTGCAATCGTTTCTTTATAGTCTTCGTTTTTGTCTAAAATTACGATTGAACCGCGATGAAGAAACTGAATCGCTAAATCTTCGCTGATTTCAGCTTCTTCACCAAGTTTAAATCGCCTGACGTGAAGACCATTTAAGGCCCCCACATCAGATTTAAGAAAATGAACTCTTACAAGCTGCATCTTACGCAGTGGCTTGAGTTACAGGCGACAACGCAGGATGACTCAAGACCGCAACCGCAGCAATTAGCGCTGCACTGGCATTGCTAGCAGGGGTTATAGTCAGTCGGATATAGCGCTTTGGCCCTTTATAGCCTATTTTACGTACTTGATCATCACTTGCAAAAGTGAAGCTAGCCTCTGCCTCAGTCCCGACTAAAAAATCGTCCGCAACTGCCGCATTATCAGACAGCGCCGAATTGTCGCCATCCTCGACTAGAACGGTAAAAGTCGCATCGGCATCAGCAATTGATCCTAATGCAATGATAAACTCAGCCGAATCATATCCGCTTGTATCAATGATTTCAGACACTCGCGCGGTGTTATCGGAGACAGAAACGGGCGATATAGCCCGCTTCACTTGGATTTCATGGTGTATTGCTCTGCTTGGCATATTAATAGCTCCTTATGCTGCTAATTTTTGGATTTTTATTGCTTCAAAATTAATCACGTCTCCGCCAGTACGCTTACGCGCATAAAAAAGCACCTGACCTTTTATTGTGAATGGATCCCTGAGAATGCTAATTCCAGTCCTGTCAACCACTTTATAGCCCATTTTGAAATTGCCATACGCGCCAGCTAGAGCGTTAGATGCAATAGCAGGCATGTCAGAGGCAAAATAAACAGGCGCGCCAAGTAGGTCAAAAGCAATGCCAGCGCGGCGATCAAGGTTTTTATTGAACAGATATTCGCCATCACCAGATTTTAATTTCATAATCTGAGTGAAGGACTGGCGACGGAAAATAAACGCCGCTCCAGCTTGATAAGGCTCAAGCAAAGAACCTTGCAAGTCAATTAGTCCGTCAGCTGTAAACGTACCAGCCGAGCCAGAATTAACCTGTTCGATCTTGCCTGCTTCGTAAGTTCCTGCTGTAGTCCAGGCCGCATAATTTAAAAAACCAGTCGGCTTCGCAGAGCCGTTACCAGCAACAAAAGCCGCGTTTTCTACGCGAGAAAACTTTGAGCTGATCTTGCCTGCAAGCCATGCCTCAATATCAACCGCCGCATCTTCGAGCAGCTGCTGAGATGATTTAGGCTCTGAGTATTGCTCGTGGACTGTAATTAGCTTTTCACGTAACTGAGAATTTTGAGTTTCAGCGCGTGTTGACTGCTCGCCAACCCAACCGCCAGAGGTGTCCTCGCCATCATCCAAGACGAATTTTAGCGAATCACTTTGAGAGATTGTTGTAACGTCAGCGATAGTCCGCACAGGAGATGTTTCGAATATACGCGCAGTGATCATGGCTTCGACAGTTGGAGAGACTAAATAACCGCCATCTGGATTAGTACCACGATTCATTGATTTTGCAGAAAGCTCTTTTATAGCCTTCTCATCTCCACGCATAAAACTCTTGAAAGCCTCGCGGGACTCGTCAACCTCTTTTGTGTTTAGTCCGCTTTGCTCAATGCGCTGATTTCCGCGCGCTAAAGCCGCTTCGAGTTGCTCCATACGCTGCTTCATTTCCATCGTATCAAGTACTACTTTATCGGCCTTTTCTTGAGTTGCCAGGTTCAGAGCATCGTACTTCTTTTGATGCATTTCATTTGCTTCGCGGGACGCTTTTAAAGCTAACATGGCCTCATCTAATTTTAATGAGATTTCTTGATTTTCCATTTTCAGGACTCCTGTATAAGTTTGCAAAATTGGTCCAGTTTCTGCTGGATTTCTTCGCGACTCACAGCGTCCCGCTGATCATCTCTTTTTTCTTTTGGTTGAAAACCAGACGCAATTGTCTTTGCATCTGATCTAGATAGCCCTGCATCACGCAAGACTTTTTCTAACTCTCTTAGTGTACGAATATCAGCGGCTTTTACATCTGTAACCCGCGCTGCGTCGTTTGCGGGGAAGGTGACTAAAGATATTTCGAAAAGATCTAGCTCTTTAATGACTCTTACACCCGACCTGAGAATGTCATAATTTTTGACTTTATAGCCTATTGATAGACCAGTTACAGCCCCCTGCTTAAGCAAAGAATGGGCTTCCCTGGCTTTTTGCACATCAAGATTCAGCCTGCCCTCTACGAATAGTCCGCGCGAATCCTCTTTTATTGAGGTGTAAACGCCGAGAGGCTCGGTAGAGTCATGCTGCCATAAAACAGGCATTTTTTTTTGGTCGTCAAATTTTTGCAGCGAAGTCAAAAAAGCCCCGCGCTGAATTACGTCATTAGTCAAATCAATGTTATCAAAAACACTGCCATAGCCAGCAAAGTTGCCATCATCCTTGATAGCTTCAAACTTTATCTGCATGTCTGAAAAGTCTTTTGTGTCCACGCGTAACCCCTTAATGCTTTGGGAGTTATGTAGATTTGCGCGACTATTGTCAATCCTGGAATCAATAATTAGCTATAAAATAGCTTAATCATCCTGCATCTTGTACGTTTGTACGCATCTGCAACGGATCGTATTTTTTAGGCTTGCCCTTGGATCTCCTGGATATTCCATCATCTCACCACCAACTTTAAAACGCCCATCCATTGGCACTGTCTGGTTATTGGCTGCGCTATGAGCTGGCCTAGTTCTGCCATCTTCAGCAGAGAGCCAGGTTTTTAGAAGGTCTACTTCGTAGTCCTCCGCCAGCATATTTGTCATGGTGTTTTCCGCAAACATGGACGCAGTATGAGTTTCAGTGATTGCGATTGTTGCGGCGCGGTGACTAGATAAAGCAGGCGCAACGCCCATTATATCTCTAGCAATATCTTCGTAAGAGCTGCCTTCTTCTTGGCGGTCTTTGATAATGTCTCTAATATCTTCTATTGTCGTTTCAGCTATTTTGCGCGCTTTTAATAGCGATACAGAGGTTATAAACTCATTAAAAGCATTAGCATAGCGCACAGGTATCTTGATCGTGACTTTATCAAGAAAAGACTTTTTCTCTAATTTGCCACCGACTATTTCGGCAAACTTAATTAGAGCGCGACGTGCAAAGACGGTTTCAACTCGCCTGTAATGCCTTGCTAAAATCTGCTGGAATTTTAACACCGCGTAATAGCCACCCTGCTCAGAAAAATAGCCATTTTCAGCTATAAAATCTGCTGACATTTTATAGGCCTTTTCTAAGGCGTCCCGCATTTCTTGTTGAGTTTTTTTCTCAAGTGCAAGTAATAGCTTTAGTTTAGCCCGCTTTTCTGCTGTATTTTTATCCATAGACCAACCCCGCCGTTTCTTCTGCCTGCGCCCTTGTCATGCCAGATTTTTGCAAGTAGTCCGCGTATTCTGCTTTTGATGCATCAAGGGGCGGGGGCTGTATATCCTTTGCTATGCCAGCCTGATCAATCGGTATTTGGGAGCTTTGTACCAGTAGCACATCGCCTCCCTCGATAGCGTCTAGGCCGTCTGCTTGTCTTTTTTCGTTGATTGTAAGCCAGTCAGACTCTTTTAGTCCGCGTCGTAGCTCCTCCTTGCGTAGCGATAAAGCGGAGATGGAGTCTTTATCAATCTCTAGGTAATGATCAGCACCGTATATTTGCGCAAGCCAGTTATTAAATTCGGCCAAAACGTAGTTAACCAGCGGCATTATTGTCTCCTCATATAATGCCAGTTTCGCCTCGCGCACGTTATTAAAAGTCGAATCACCAGGGATGCCTAGCAAGATTGGAGGCACTCCAAAAGCAAGCGAAATATTCCGTGCCGCTGAATTAACCGATTCTATAAAGTCCATGTCTTTAGGAGATAGACTAAATTCTTTCCATTGCAGGCCGCCCTCTAAAAGTAGCGGCTTACCAGCGTTTTCACCGCCTGACATGCTTTTTTGTATCTGATCTTTCAGCGAATCAAATTGTTGCGGACTTAGGGAGCCGCTAGGATTAGTCTCGGACGGGGTCACCATCAACGCGCCACTAGGACGAGCGCCATTTTGTAAGAGCGCGTAATTCCACGCGCTGGCTTCGTTGTGCTGGTCTATCGCGTATGCCGCAGGCTCTGCCTGACTTAGTCCGCGCCAGATGTCTAAAGGCGAAAAGTCTTTTATATGCAGGATGTCGCATTTGCCGCTTATCTGATCAAATGGAAAAGACTTTTTACCACTGCCCGTAGTGTACTCGTATGCGCTCGGAACGCCCGCAGAACCAGGGATAACTGTCATCACATTGGGCGCGTGGATATAAAGTTCTTTTGCCGCCTTGCCTATCATAGTCCTTTCGATAAAGACCTCGCCACCAAGGAGTAATGTGCTATATAAAGCCCGAAAGAATGAATCATCGCCCTGCATTAGATTAGGCCTGTACAGTAAATCCAATATTGGGTGTGAGTCTATCTGTGCCCTGTTCTTTTCTCCGCCGCGAAAGAGCTTTAAATCTATGCCAGCAGCCGCAACGGCAATGCGCCTAATGCATTGATTAGCAATAACATTTTCGCGGTAGACTTCTTTTGCCAGTAAGTCGTATGACCTGCGCTGATGTTGCGGCCTGCCCTGTACATACTGGACTATAAAGCTTGCAGCAGCGCTGGCTTTTTGCTGCACTAGCGCCTTCTTGCGGAAAAAGCTCATAAACTTCTGACTCCAAATTTTTGTTGCTGAGTGCTGGTCCTGCTTGCCCAGCTTAAGAATTGAGTGGTCGAGTCTACCTGGTCGAAGTGATCAGAGCTAGGAAAAGTCAACATTTCAGCCATATATGTGTAAAACCAATTTGTTTTTTTGCTAGGGACTAAAACGCGTCCTTCACAAATTATAGATGATACTACGTGCGCTCTTGTAAGCTTACTGCCTTGTGGGTTTATAGGCTGTACTGCAAAGGAGCAATTGGCCCTGAGATCTTGTATTAAGCTTTGGCCGCTCGACTTATCTTCGATCAATACCAGGCTTGCGTCGAATTCGGCGGCATGCATAATAGTCTTTGCTTTAAGTTTCGGATAATCCAATCTGCCAACAAAAACGTCAATAAGATAATAGCGATTGCCAGAAATAGCCCATGTTGTGCAGGCGGAAGGGTCGTTTAGCTCCTCCTCTTTTGATGCGGTGTCCCAACTCTGGACTATAATAGCGTCTTCTGGTACGACGGAGTAAGGGACAAACCAACCATCTTTAAAGACACCGCCACCAAGTGGCGCAGGCTCCTGCTGGTACTGTCCAGCCCATCCATAGGGCGTTAGAGCCACTTTCTCGCGCTCTATTTCCGCCGCCCCCATGCGCGCCTCGTGCAATAACTCGCCGTCCTGGACTTTTTTTTCTTTCTTTGAATGCGGGAAAATATAAGTCTTTGCGACTTGCTCAAGCGGTATCTTTAAATGCTCCCATCCGCCCTTTTCGAGCAGATAGCCCGACAAGTCATTTTCGTGCAGGCGCTGCATCACCACAATAATTACGCCGTTGACTTTATCGTTTAGTCGGTTAGAAAAAACCTGGTCGAACCAGGTGTTTGCGCGGTCTCTAAAGCGCTTGGAAAAGCCCTGTAACGCACTTGTGGGGTCATCTACAATCAAGTAATTACCGCCCTCTCCCGTTGCCATACCACCCACAGAGGTTGAAAATCTGAAGCCCCGCTCCGTGGTCATAAACTTGGTTTTTGTATCTTGCCCTTCAGCTATAATAGTCCGCGAAAAAAGCTCTTTGTACCACTCAGACTCTAGCACCAGCCTGCAATCTTGGGAGGCCCTCACAGCAAGATCTTTTGAGTAAGAGGCGGCCATTATACGCGCAGAAGGATCGTGCCCCAACAACCACGCAGGCCATGCAACAGATACCGAAATAGTCTTCATAAATCGCGGCGGGATATTAATAATCAGGCGCTTTATACCGCCTTTTGAACATGCCGTTAAATAGTC